ATCTGTCAGTATGCTTTTGTAAATCTTTTTACCCTCAATAATTGGGATTAGACTTAGCTGGAGTAAAACAAGATCACATGGATGGGGTTAGTCTAGTTCCCCTAATAGAAGGTAATAAGATATATAAAAGCACGCTGACAGATCACTACGTTCATCGTAGCGGTGAGTTGTGGAAATATTTTTTCAGTCCAACAGAAAAGAAGTTATCTTTTGTAAAGAAACTTTAATATGGCTTATGGACTACAAACACATACGATTAGAATCCCAGAACTAAGAAAAAGTTTTGAAGAAAAAATGAAGTTAGCTAAAACTCCAGTACAAAAAGCAAAAATCTGGATTAAAGACGCTGCAAATAAAGATAGTAATAAAGATTTCTGACCTCCAGATAGAAGAGGAACAACTCTAAATATATTCAAAGGTTCTGAATAGAACTACTCAGGATACCACTCTTTAATCAAAGGCTCCCACTGTTTATAAGTAAGTTTGTTTTTATATCTACGAGTCTGTCTGTCAGCGTTAATAGAACAGGCGACTTTAACCATTCTTAACATCTGTTCTTGAGTTCTCATCCTCTTTCCACTATATCGACTTTGACCTTTTTTCCTCTTATTGCCCTTTCTATCTGGATTGGCAGTTTTAATCCAATACTCTAAAACTTCTATAAACTTTTTACACTTGTCTTTTTTCAATATAAGGTAAGGATAAACCTTTTTAGCTATAGTCAAAGCATCTTTACATGAAGTTGTTTGCCACGCACACATCGGATATGGACTTCTACCTCTCGTATAGATACTCCCAATCCCTGTCTGTTTTAAGACATATTCTAAATACCATCTTTTATCAGCCCTAGAAGTAATTGCCACCTGCGGCATTACACAAACACGAGGTGACGGTGGGCTGTTTTGCTGAGATAAACTCAAACTAAAACAACCATCGCCGTCTATTATTCCTCCTAACCAATTCAGAAAGCTAAACTTATTCGTCTTATTCATCTTGATGACATTATAACATCAAGACTCGTAGACTGTCAAGTCCTAGCTCTCATCGTAAATCCAAGTGACTTGGACTATTGTTACTCTAGCAAAATGCTAGGACCAAGCTATTTCTACTTGGCTCTATATGTTTCCATATAGATCGGACTGTCGCATCTACCAAATTGGTAGCTTTCTCGCTCAGTCTCTGCAACTGCACGGCAAAGGCCTGCTTGTTGTGGGTTGTCATGACGTTTGTAAAACGTTTTAGGTTTTCCCAATTAATAAGAGAAAGTTTAAAGGAGGACTCACATTTTAATCCTCCATAAGGTGTGTCTCCAGCAGGGGCAGAAGCTCCTGTTGTAAGTTGTGCTCTCATGTATGTAGGTCCATATCCTGTTGCGCTTCCTAGGGTAAGAGTACCCAAGGCGATAGCAGCATCAGTGGCAGAACCAGTTGGAACACCAGTATCACTAGCACCACCAGCGGTAGCTGCGGTAGCAGATGAGGTTGATTGTGTGTAACCAGCGGCACTTGTGCCAACAGCGGCGTAGTTTGTGTTTGTGAATGTAGTTGATTGGTAAAATCGAATATTACTAAAAGTATTTGTTGCGTTAGTCGAAAAGTAAGGTCTAAAATGAAGACCAAAAGAGTTCTGACCAGCAGGAATGTTGGATCCAGCAGAATTGTAGTTCAGTGTACCAGAGTTAGTAGCTTGTTTAAAGTTCCATAAAGAACCTGTAGCACCTAACAAGGTCGCAGAACCGACTCCTGTTCCATATTGCTGAGCAACGCTAAAAGTAGCGGCCATATATTATCTTCACCTCCCTTTCAAAGTTTCAAGTTAGCCTTTCTTGGCTTTTTTAATCTTATTTTTATAAGCTTGTTGATCTTCTGGGGTAGCATCTATCAAAGGAAGACCGGTTGGATCGATACACTCGACAACCTTGTTCTTTTTTAAAACCTTCTTAGCTGTCTTGCTGTCTACGAAGACAACATCACCAGCTTTATTTCCTTTAATATTTGCTAAATATTTTATCCATGGCATAAATACCTCCTTTAAATAATAAAAAAACCGCAAACGCGGTTTCTAATAGATTAGATTCCAAATAAGAGCCTGGATGCCCTTAAGAAAACCCTTAGGACTATTCTATAAAATTTACTATAGGATTGTCAAGTCTTAATGAATCCAAGTATGGATGTACCAGATAATGTTGTAGCAATTACTTGAGAGTTAACAAAGAATTTGGTGACTTCTCCTGGGTCTAGTTTATACCCACCCATGCCTGTTGTGGATATATAACATGGGAATTTTCCTTGATTCTTTATAGTAGCTTTTCCTTGTGTATATCCATCAAATAATTTAACCTTACCCTTAATAGGAATTTCTCCAATAAGCAACTCCAAGCACTCATCTCTAATAAACTCTGGCATGAAATCCTTCAATCCACGCAAGAATTCAAAGTAAAATTTCTTCAGTTGTTTTCTATCTTCTCCGCTTGGAATGTCTTTATTGTCTATTTCCCTATCCATACAACCTCCGTGTCTTTTTTTAGTTTTGGAATAGTCATACACCTACATCTAACGTGTTGTGGTGAAGATATTACTCCACCTGGAAAGTCTTCTCCAACCTTTACGTCTCCTTCTTCTTCGTTAGAAAAACAACTCTCGCAAGTCATCTCGTCTCTACTTGTTAACCATGAGTGAAAGTCAATACCATTACGTTTAAAAACCTCTAGTTCCATCTTGCCAATCATAAGTGCTGCTTCTTGCTCTGATATTACTTCTGCTCTCTCTTTAGAAACTGACTTAGCATTTCTTCTAATCATGTTTGCAATATCGTACGCGGTCATCTTTTTATTGACACCCTCTTCAACTGTTCTAGCAATCCAGTCTTTTGTGGTCGTGTCTACAATACCCACTAGAGCTACTGACCTGTTATCAATAGTCTTTATAATGCCTTTGTTTGTAAGCGAAAAGCTTTCGTCTGATCCAAGTTTGTTTATACCAGACTGACCACCATCTTCACCTAGCAACATCAAGTAAGCTACAATCAAGCTGATCTTAACAAAATTTGTTAGTGGAACCCAATCTTCTTCTATGTTCTCTAGGAAATCTTCTCTAGTCAGATCCTTGACTGCTTTTTTTAAACCAATAATCTTTTCTATCTTTTTCTTCTTAGAAAAATATAAGATTTGTTTGTAGATACCAACCTCTACCTTATCTCTGAATACGCTGTATTCTTCGCTGACCAGAACATTATTAAGAGCAATATTGAACCTAGCTTTATAGAAAAAGGCTTCAACTTCTCTCTTAATTCTTTTTAGTTTTTTTATCTTCATCGACTATATCCTTTACATCGTCATACAGCTTTAAAACTGATTTCAACATACTGTTTTCTTGGCTAATAAAGGGATCAAATAATTGATCTAGCTCGTCTTTCTTCTTTATACTTCTTAAGCCATCCTTTATAAGCCTCTTTGTCCTGAGGTTTATTATATCAGTTTCAAATGACCTGAACTCTCTGTTCTTCTTGAAGTCGTTTTGAGAAGCTCTCTTCCACTTCTTTAGCTCATCAACTATATCTTCGTCAGCTATCTTTTTTAGCTTACTAGCTACGTTAGAGTTTTTCTTAGGTGCAACTGGTTCTGCTTTAGGCGCTCCAGGCTTGCTCTTTGGTGCTGGTGGCTGACCTGCGTCTGGAAGATATGATTGTGGAAGTATTGGTCTACCAGCTTTAGATGCTGATATTAAATCTTCTGTGAACACTGGTCCAGTTGGTGTAGTTATATAATGACCCATACCAATAGGTTCATATCCTTCTCCAATTCTCCACTCGTCTATAGACACAGCTCCGTAACCAACTAGCTTAGAAAAAACATCAGCTTCTTCTTTTTTATTAGTTGGGTTGATGTTTGTCCATACAAACTCAAGACCCTCTTGCTTTAAGTCTTCTTGTATAATTTGGTCAAATATTTCTTTTAAGAAGTTTGCTGTTGGAAATAGACCTCTCTCTTTTCCAATCTCCCACTCTGCTTCCGTAGCTCCCTTACCTCTATCAAATTGGAATCCAATAGCTTGAGGTGGAACTTCCATGACTGAACATGTCTGTAGCAATAGCCACTTCTCGAATCTGTCGAACTGCATGTCTTCTGCTTTTCTAATTGGATGCCACTTCATACCTTCTGGTAAGAATTTAATCTTTCTTTGGTATTTTGGATTTCCAGAGAACATAGCGTCCCACTTACTCTGCCATAACTGCATCTGTTCTGGACTGTCAGCTACTTCAGAAGGAAGCTCAACTAATCCTTCTGGAACATTACCTTCTGTATTTCCACACCAAAGAGGTCTACCGTTACGACGTACATAGACAATGCCATTAGGAACTTTAACGCTATATACTTTTCCAGAGTATTTTTCGTTTATAGCACAGCTTAGGCTTCGATGCTTTGATAGCCTTTCAATCACTTTATATATCAATCTTGTTGTTTTAACAGTCTTACCCTTAATCATATTCCCAGGTTTTTGTTCTACAGAATACACTCTCGAATCACTGCCAATTTTTTGCAATATCTCTTGACAATCATCAGCAAGCTTTTTGCTAGTCGTCGTATATGTAATATTGTTGTCTTGTTTACACCCGTCGCCCTTAACCATCCATTCCCATAAAATCTTTAGTAATTTTGGAGAATAATTTTTTACTTCGATTGGAATATACTTCTGATAACTTTTCCCTAGTGACTTTAAATACTGCCATAGTCTTACATCCGAGCAAACATATTTATCTTTCCCTTCTTGCCTAAAATTAAAAGGAAGTCTTTTTAATAAATCCTTTATATCTTTCAACTTCACACTACCCTCACTCTGAGAAATATAAACATCATGTTTTGACTGATTATTGTCAGCTCTCACCCAGCCCTCTGCTAAATAAATACCCAGAAAAGCCATCCAGTCTTTGTTGGAAATCTTAATTGATGGTTTCTTGTAAGTAATCGTTTTTTCTTCTGTGGTAAGCTTTTCCTGACTTCTTATTGGTTTTCCCTCTTTATCCTTGCCAACAAAAGGATAACCACTAAAAACGCCAGTTCTTTCTACAACATGACCAGGTAATGTAAAATATTCAGGAGATTCTCCTATCCACCTAGAGGTTGTCGGTGCTAAATAGTTTTGACTTGTAGTTTTGACAGTTTTCAAAAACCAGTCCGCTCTTTTAATAATATTTTTATTACTATCAGTGAATTTCCCAAAAGAATCTCTGGAATCAACCAACATTCTGTGATTTGGAGTAACTAATAAATCTACTGTTTTGCTTTTGAATCTAACTAAATTATCATTATAGTCAAAGGAAACTCTTTTCAGTGGTTTTTGCCATTCAAATTCTCCCTTGGGGTTTCTAGTGGCAACAACATCCTTGTCATCCAAATTACTAAAATTTTTCCACCCTTCTCTTGTTAGTATTTCTGTCTTCTCGTCATAGCAAAGATAAGCTAAGTTATATGAAGATAGCTTAAGCGCTGTTGAAACAACAATAATAAGTGTTTCTACTGGACTAAGACCATATGGTGTATTTGTTCTAGGATTCATGAACCTATATAGAAGTTCGTCTGTTGACAGCGATGCTGTCTTGTGTCCGTTTATCATCTGAACATATGCTTTTCTTGGAGCGACTGGAACAGTACCGTCCTTGTTTAACAACATCTTTATAGTTGAACTATCAACTGGAAGATATCCATATAGATCTCCCTTCCTATTTTCTCTCCTATAAATAGAGACAGCATCTAGCACCATCAGGTCTTCAATAATCTTGTTTACAAACACCCTGAAACTCATGGTCTTGTCGCCAGTTGGATATTTTAATAGATCCCTAACTGTTTTGGCTTCTTCGTTAATCTTGTCTTTTTTCTTTTTATCTAAAATAACTTTTCTTGGTACTATGTCCCAATTAAGTTGAGTAATTTGTCTCTTTCTGTAGTTAACACATGCCCTAAGTATTGGGTAATATAACGCAAACTCTCTTAGCGTTGAATAACCTACCCCACCAGGAAAATTCCTTCTAGCTGTCTTTTTATCTATCGCACCAGATCCAGATGGATATGAATCAAGTTGTAAAGCTTGTGACGTAAGCACCTTCTTTAACTTTTCATCCTTCTCACCCATTTCTTTTATAGACTTCTTAACAACGGGGTTAATTAGCTTGCCTAAAAGTTTGTCCCATACTCCCATATTATTTTACCTCTTTTATTCTTGAGTAATTTACTCTAATCCAGTCTATTAGGTTTGGGCCTGAAGCCTTGCCTGGTTGACCGTAGTAATCCAAAAGAGCCTTTCCTGTTAACGCTCGCGATTGAGCCATGCGAGCAAAATTTAAGGCGTGGAAATAGTGGTCTGTGCCTTGTCGGGTTTCAACCCAAAAGGCTGTTTCTTCGCCAGTTCTATTATTTTTCTTCGTTACTCGAGTTAACGATCTTAACTGGTCGTAGAAACCTTTTACAGTTCCTATATTCCTTGGTAGCTCTAACACCTTATTTTGTATATCACTTACAACATAATCCAAACTAATCGTCCTGTCAAGCTTAACCTCATATTTAATATTGTCCCATCGGAAATATTCTTTAACAGTAAATTTAGATGATGGATATGTAGCGGCGAATATTTTTCTAGGAAACTTTGCTATTAATTCCTTTACTAAACCTTGCTCTGGTAGCTTGTCTACAACAGCTATTTTAATATCATATGCATCCATAACACTTTCTATACTGTCTGCTGGACCAAAGAACTTCCTTACAACTCCAGCCCAAACCACCCTATAACCTCTTTTAGTTTTCTGAAGAATGACGACGTTATGAACCTTACTACCGATGTCTATACCAGCAAAACAAGCATCCTTTGTATTTAGTGGAACTTCATATTCTTTTTTACATGCCTCTAGTTCTGATAGTTGTATTACCTGTCCAGACACCTCGTATGGAAAACCTAGGTCTTGGTTATAAAATTGCTGTAGTGCAGAGAAACCTCTAACCTTAGCTGCTTCATACTTTTTAAGAAAATCAGCTATTGTTGCAGAAGGATTGTACATTCCGTTAATTCTATATCCATGTGTTTTACTCTTTGGATTTTTAGCATCCCATCTACCATCAACAAATCTGTCTAACTTTTTCTTACAGCCACGGCAAATACAGGTTTTTTTCTTATGGTTAATATTCTTAAAAAAGTCTATCTCTTGCCATAACTTGCACTTCTTACACTGTACCTCCCACACTCTTTGGTCACTATCTAGATACGATTGATGAATACCATGTTTAGGTAGTGTTGGTGTTGAGATCTCTCTCCTCCACTTTAAGTCTGATGCGTTCATACGCTTATCAATAAAAGGAACGTTGTTTTCTTGAAATCTGTCTCTCTCGTCTAGAAATATGCAGTTTCCTGCCCAAATAGAGCTGTTGTTGCGTCTAACATAAACAGTCTTATTGGGAACAGACACACAATAGACCATTCCATCATAATCAATTTTTTTCCAATCTTGCTTGTTTATCCTTGGTGTTAGTTTTCCAGTATTGATGCTAGTTATATATATATCGCTTGAAGTATATATCTTCCCGTTAACACCCATGAACTCCTTGCTTTTTTTAATAGTTGTTCTACCAACCAAACCTATCTTAAGTAGTAATTCATCAAAATTTTTATTTAGCTGTGGGCTAATTGTTGAATAGTACCTATCACCACCATCTCCCATCATTAACCCTTTATATAGGTAGAGTAATAAGTCTGAACTTAGTCCCAATATTTTCTTACTAATCTTCTTTTTATATGCACCAACACCACATAGCTGTGATAAATAGTTTGCTAACTGAGTGTCGTTAATTTTAATTTCTTGACACTTACCTCCAGTATAGTTTGGATATGTCTTATACTTATATCCTAATTTCTTTATCAACTGAACGATGCGATTAAAAACCTTACCCTTATTCTGACCAATTCTTACAGAATTAAACCAAGTAGAATGTTCTTTAGACACACAACCATCTGCTATATATATACCCAAAAACTCTAAGAACTCTTTTATTGGTAGCTCTCTCTCTTTATAAACATTCTCAAAAGACTGTGCGTCTGCTTTCTTATATTGAGGTCTTCTAGCTGTCCATCTAGTTTTAAAACTAGGAACAGTCCATGTGTCTATATCTTTTCCTGCCCACTTGCAGTCTTTCTTAAACTCTAGGTGTGTAAATCCAAAAACATCTTCTGCTTTGTGTAGCTTAAAGTCTTTGCGTTGTTTTTTAAGATATAGATTATGACCAGGTTTAACAGCAAAATTAACTTGTTGATTCTCTATGGCTATTAGCTTACCTTTCCATCTATAGTTAAAATACTTTGTTGGTTTTTGATATTCTAAGTAACCTGTTTTCTGGTTTAACGTTGCAACTTTATCCTCTGGGTCTAGTTTTTCAAATAACTTCCACCCTGATTCTGTCAAAATCTCTGTTTTGTCATCAAAGCAATCAGCGTCAACTGAGATAATCTGTTTCTCGTTTGTACTTCCACGAAAGTATATATCACCCACGCCTATCTTCTTTAACCCTAGTGTCTCAACTCTCTTTCCTCCACCAGACTGAACTCTATCTCTTAAATATTCAGACATATTTAGAACTGGATTAAGACGTGCCTGTACGAATTCTTGTAGTTGCTTTTGGGCTGGAAAAGTGTAGAGTGTATTTTTTCCTAAAATATCAGCAATCCATACTGCCTCAGAAATACCACGCTCAGACAAACCCATCTGTGATGATTTTGTATAAACAATATCTGGGTATTGATCCTGATAGATTTGTACTAGATATTTTCTATTATCAAATCTAAGTGGTTTACCCTTAGAAGTAAGCCAGACTGCCTTTACCCAAGTAAAGTAGTCAGACAGTTTCTCCTTCTTGAATTTCTGCTGTGCTCTCGCTAGCAGATGTTTCTCCAGATCGCCCAGCTCTTTCGCGTTTAACGTCTGCAAGGAGTTTGAGAACGCCTTCATAATCAGATTCCTCTAGTAATTTATCGAAGTTTGTATTCGGTAATTTAATATTAATTTGTGTTAATTTTCCACCGCTAGGAGCTTTCTCTCCAATACCTAAAGCCTTCCTCTCTTCTTTCATGCCAGCGATAACCATGCGTCTAGCTTCATCTATGCTGTCTATCTCTAGTGTCTTTAGTTTCTTGGCAGCCTTAGCTTGAAGAAATCTTGCTAGTCTAGCTTGTCTATTTCTAACAGCAGTTATGTCGTCAACGCTTTGACTAACCATCTTGTCTTTGGCTTCATCAGTCATTCTTTCCTGTAGTGATCTCTTCTCGGAAGCCCAGCCAGCAGTTTGATTAAAGTTTGTTGTAGGAATATTTTTAAACTCTAAAAACTCCTTCACTGTTAACCAATCTCCAGTAAGGTACTCTCTCTTTAACTTAGGCCAGTTCCACTTACCTCTTGTTGCCATGTTTTTTTACCTTCTTTGGTGGTTTCCAATTACTTCGTTCCACCTGTAGATTATTATATACATCTGTGAATAGATCATCCCATAGTGGTGAAATTTTCTTCCAACTATAGTCTTTAACCCACTTGTATGCTCTATCGGTAATATCTTTTACCTTATCTGGGTTATCATAAATCCACATAAGTTTTTTAGCAGCATCTTTGACGTTGCCGACTGGTCTAATTCTCTCGTAGTCGTGTGAGCCATAAGTTACCCATTCTGAATCTGTTGATCCAGCCATGTATGGAATTCCACGAACTTTTTTAGACAACTCATCCATGTCGCTTAGATCTTCATCTTCCTTATAGTTAAATAGCTCTGGGTGAACTGTATTATTTGGAGCTAAAACTGGAGCTTTTGTGGCAAAACCTTCCATGTTATAGAATCCAAAGCCCTCTCCCAAGCTTGTACTAATAATACAGTCAGATACGTTATATAGCTGATTCATGAACTCTACAGGAAATCCAGTGTTAGCAGAGAAGCTCGCTGGAACAGCCCAGTCTTTACCCATCTCTAGGTTAAACTGTCTTCCATATTCTAGTAGCGAACCCCATGCATCTGTCTCTTGTGCGTGTATATATAAGAATGAGTCTGGTCGTCTCTTCTGGAACTCTTTAAATATCTTCATCGTTCTTGGAAGATCTTTTCTCTGTTGATTTCTTGCAACAGCAGTAACTAGGAATGTCTCTGGAGTAACCTTTCCTTGGAATAACTCTTTTCTAAACTTATCTTTTTCTACTTGTTTAAGCGGTTTGAAGGTATCGGTATCAACTCCATGGTAAATAATCTTAGTTTTCTTCGCCATGCCAGTTGGGTTGGTTAAAAAGTTATCAGCTTTAATAATCTCTTTCATCCCATATTTTGTATATGCAATAGAGTGGTCTGCTAAACTCATAGAATTTGCTATCCAGTTACCCTTAATTGGTGAGTCAACAGGCCAGTAAGAAACTGTCTTAAAGTGCCATCCTGGCGTAAGACTCTTTTTTGAACTATCTTGAGTTTTCTTAACAATCTCCATAGTTCCTGCGTTAAATACTGGAATTGGCTGTTCTAAAATAAAGGGATCGTTTAGAGTAAAGACAATATCCCAAGGAGGAAGAATGTCTGGATCTTTTCCTAGTAATCCTGCAACTAATCTTGCTCTACCATATACGTCTCCGCCTGTGTCTAATTGAGCACCTGGTTTAGCTGGAAAGATTCTATATGGATATGTAATTGGATTCTTCCATCCACCTCTCTCGTTTATTCCAATAATATCAATCTCGTATTTTCTAGTTCCGTCTTTTTTCTTTAGTTTAGCTATATAATCAAATATTCCTCTTGCAACAGTAGCAAATCCAGTAGCACAAGCAGGTGAGTCTAGCCAAGCTAGAATTCTAATCTTATCAGTGTCTTTTTTTGTGTTAGGTAAAACGATCTTTATTTTCTTTTTGCTCATATCACTTATCTCCTTTATTAATTGGTAGTCCACAATAGTGAACATGATCCTTGGCAGCTTCCATCTCTTTGTCGAGAGTCCACTTACCTTTTCCATATACTGTATCACAAACTTTGGACAATCTCCAGATCATCTGACCATCAACCCTTGGCTTAGCTTTCTTTACATGCATCTTAAATACAATCACTATACCGTCGCTATAATCCATCACAACAAACTTTTTAGACTCAAAGTATCTCTTTGACTTGTTATCCAACTCACAAAATTTGCAAGCATCGTCTGGTTTTTCTTCTTCTAAGACCTTAGCTATGTCAGCTATTGATTTATCAACGTCCATGTTTTAACTCCTTTGACTTATTAGGTCAGCTATTTTAATTATAATCTACACCAATCCATGAGCTTGTAGATATATTTGATGCACTATTCATATAGTTAATTTGTTCTGGTTTATCTACACTGTATTCATGTTTAATGTCAGGCATATTGGAAGAGGTTGATCCAAGTGTGGTAGCATAACTTCCACTAAACGCTGGAACTTCACCATCTTTATTATAAATTCTATTACCACACTTTTTACACTTAAGTGTCGAGTTACCATAACTATCTGTGTCTCTGATAACCTCGTGGTTACTATCTCCACAGTCAGTTAACCTTTTCATCAACTTACTTCTTTTAAGTTTCATCATTATTCAATAAAGAATTTATAGCTTCTTCCATTTTATCAAGTGTTAGTTCAGTACCAGTCGTTGATGCTGTTGTGTTAATTGAAGCAGAAAGTCCGACATAGCCTCCTGGTCCACCTCCACCATGACCAGCTCCACCAAACAAAAGACTACTTAAATCAATTGGAGTCTTTCTAGTTTTTTTACAAACACTACATATCTGTTTTTTCTCATCTTTAGTAACCCAAGTATGGTTACCTAAAAGCTTATGCATGGTTAAATTATTTTTCATCTCTTTTTTAAAGACGCAAACTCTTTTTTATATGTTTTTACACCATCTGATACATCCTCTCGAGAGAAGTCTTTAGATGATCCGTCAGAATAGTTAGCAGTAACATAATCACCTGCTATGTCAGTTGTTGAACCAATAGTTGTTACGCCTCCACATCCTCCGCCTCCAGCGTCTTTCGCAGTTGCTGAACCAATTGTTGATCCACCTCCACCATAATATCCACCACCGTTAATATCCCAAGGACTACCAGTACCTGTTACTGGTATATGTGGTGCTGATTGTTTACCTAATTGAGATTCTAGTGATGCTATTCTGGCTTCCATAAGACTAATCAGAGTGTTAATAGCCTCTTCGTTTACTGTTTCTTTTCCACAGTTTTTACATACTAAGGTAAACTTACCTTTTGGCTTATAGTCATGGTCATCTATAAGTTTGCACATGACTTCTTTTGGTAATCGTTTCTTGGGGCACTTATTCATGGTTTTCTCCTTATCTTAAGGTTGTTGCAAGACTCTAGTTCTTCCCAATCTCCTGTGCGTTTGTCTGCATAATGTTTTATTGCCCAGTGAGCGCTATCAGGTGTTTCATCATAGTCGTGGAATATAACTACTCCACCACTCTTTAGCATGGGTATCCATCTATCACAATCTTTAGAAACGTTAAAGTCCTCATGTCCACCATCAATTATTAGTAGATCTAGATTTTTATCCCAAGGAATTTCGTTAGTTTCTCCTACGTGAATATTATATTTTGCTTTAGCTTTCTTCAATCTATCTCTAACTTCTTGCTCGTTATTTGTTAAGCTGAAATTATCTATCCCATGAACTTCAAATTCATAAAACTTACCTATGATTCCCAATATCGCAGCAGTTCTGCCATGGCCTATTCCAAGCTCCATAACAACTCCACCTTTGGGTACGTTTAAGGCGTGTTTATAGATCAGGCTATGTTGCTCTTCAGTCATGCCGTAATTATTGTCGATAAACTCGACTTGATCATATAGTGCTTTAAAGTTTTTCATATTTACTCCTTGATTTATGATAATCACTATCATATAATAAATAATTATGAACTGCAAACTTTGTAATAAATATTTTCCAAAACCAGTCTGGCCTATAACAAGACAGATATATTGCTCCTCCTCTTGTCTCAAAAAAGATTGGAAGATAAATAATCCAGAATATAGTTGGAGTAAGAAAAATCGAGAAAAATCCAGAAAAATCAAAAGAAGGTGGAATTGGTCTAGTAAGGGTAGAGAATATCGCAAAAGATGGTATAAAGAACATAAGCAAGAAGTTATTGATAGACTTAAAACGCCAATCGAAAAAGCCAAAGCTAAATCTAGAAATCAAGCTAGGAAAAAACTTCTCAAAGTTTCTACCCCGATATGTATCATCTGTAAGAAATACATCAGAATAGAAGTTCATCATAAAGACTTTAATCCTTTTAATAACGATATTAAAAATCTCGAGTGGAGATGTAAGCTTCATCATACAAATATACATCATAAACACAATCTACTTCTTATTAAAGGGTTTTAAATAGCTGTTTTTTAATCTATCTTCGTTGCGTACTGGACAATAACCATGGGCATCATATCCCCACTTGCCTTTAAAATAGTCACGATTAGACTCATAGCTTCTCTTATTCTTCATGTTTAATTCTTCGTCAACTTTTATAGTTCTAGAACCAAAGTGATAAAACAAGGATGATGCTGTCTTGCCAGCTTTCTGTCCAGCTTTATAAATTCTATGGCACATATCCTGATCTTCAAAATAAGCTGGGTTATAGTTCTCGTCGAATAATCCTGGATATGGCTCTAGTGTGTTTTCTTCTTTCTTTCCAAGAATCTCTACTGTCTTTGGTGAAATCATGAAGCACGAGAAGTGCGGATGCTCATCAAAACTGTCTCCGTATTCTGCAACCTTAATTGTTCTCATATTAGAATGTTCAGCTGATGTCCACATAATAAACTCTGGATGTTCTTCGGCAAACTTAACTAAGTTATCGATAGCTTCTGGGTGAAATAGAAGGTCGTTGTTTGGAATAATAATGTAATCAGATTTGTTTTCTAATCCATGTTTAATTCCAATATTCCATGCTTTAGATAAGCAGTTCTCGTCATTCTTATAATAAGTACCAAGCTTCTTCATGCGATCTAAAAGCTCTGGCTTACAGAAGTTATCTATAATTACAACCTCAACATCGTGTTTCGACTTGATAGACTCAACGGTCTTTTCTGTAAACTCAGCTAGGAGTTCATCAGAGACATATACTGGTATAGCAACTGTTAATTTCATAAATCTTCCAGTAATTTTACCATAGTTATCTCGCTAAAAGAAGGTGGTATTCCGCCAATCTTTCTAACAACTATCTCTGCTATCTCTTTTTCACTATGAGCTAAGCTAAGTTCTTATCTGTTAAAGTGTGTTCTAGCAGAGGGTTTATACTTGCCTCTAGAATATAGAAAAGCGATCTCGTTCTTCTTTGGCTTATCAAATATTACCCACTCACCCTTCTCAAGTTTTGACAACTCTTCTTTAATTATGCTTAGCGAAAAGTTAAACTCACGCATATGTTTTGTGATTTTTTCTCCAATCCATTATTCTTTCTACGGTTTTATTTCTATCGTCGTAATGACTTTTTCTCGCATGATGTAATCCCACACCTTTTTCTCCTGTTTCAATCATCATGTTTGGTAAGACTATATTCTCATGTCTACCTACATAAGAGTTAGACATAGAAAGTAGTATGTCGTCCTGAACCATTCCGTTTATATTCAAATCTATTCGTGATGCAAGCATGTGAGCGTTAATAAGCTTATCTCTCTTAAAGAACTGTGATCTACCAACCACGATGTCTACAGTAGTCTGTTCTTTTACATCTTTAATATCTGCTCCTGATGTATATGGTGTGTCTATGTCGTTGCCAATCTGCTTACCATAAAATCCTAAGATAGCTTCTGGAAATAACTTAGACTGCTCTACTAGATATTCAAGTGTGTTAGGTTTTACAGTTAGGTCATCATCAATAAACCAACAGTGTTCTGTGTCAGTCATCAGCCCTATAGAGTGTCTAACAACGCAACCAAAATTGTGACTAGAGTTAATACAAATCTGACCATCTAAGTGTCGTTCAATCTTTGTATTTGGATCATTATTCCAAACGATTATCTTGTCTGGCTTAACCGTTCCACCGTCTAGGTCTTTAATAAGACTTGCTATGTTAGCCGTTCTCTCTGGATAATAATTTAAAATTATTGCCGAGATCATACCATAAAGTAAGGGACTTCCTCTTTCATGTCTTCTGGTAATTTATTCCACCAGTCTACACACTTTTTTATTCCATCCTTAAAAGATGTCTTTGGCTTCCAATTAAAATCGTCTAGCGCTTCTGTGCTTGTTACGTTTTTAAGTTTAGGTTCGACCCTAGCTTGTGTAATATATGAAATCTTTGCTGGAAAGTGTTTAACAACTTCTTCAGCAATCTCACGAATAGTGACAAACTCTGGGCTTCCTATATTGTAAACTTTGTTTTTAGCTTTTTCGTCTAACATGGAAACTTGTGCATCACACATATCTCCAACATATAGGAAGTTTCTACCCTGTAGTCCATCTCCCATTATTGAAATAACACCAAATTTTTCAGCTTGTTGCATGAAGGCTCTTACAACTAGTCCATCCCACATACGCTCTCCGTATGGAATCCCATAACGCATGATGGTAAAATCAGGAGCTTTTTTCTCTGCAAGCATGGCGTAAAAGATCATCTCGCTAGAAAGTTTTGTAGCACCATAGACTGTATTCATCTTGTTAACCTCAAAAGGATCTAGTTCGCTCACTACATCGCCTACCTGCAATCCAGCCATCCAAGTGGTGCTCGCATACAGCACACGGGGTATATCGTTCTTTAAGCATGCGCTAGCGACGTTAAAAGTACCTTGTAGGTTAGATTCATATGCTTTTCTAGGGAATTGTCCACAGGAACGAGCGTTTGCGACAGCCGCTAGGTGG